TATATCAAAAGACATGGCAGATTTTTGTTTTGCTTATTTTTTAAATAAAAGAAAAGTTGCAAAATTTTTATTTGATCAAAGATACATATCTCCTTTTACAGAATACTTTGGTGTATGGAACGATGAACAAGTGCCTAATACTTATTCACATTATAGCGACATGGTTATGGAAACTTTATTAGAAAAAGTTAAACCTGTTATGGAAAAACATACAGGACTAAAATTATCTGAAACATATTCTTATGCTAGAATATATAAAAAAGGTGATGTATTAGCTAGACACAAAGATAGATATTCTTGTGAAATATCTACAACTTTAAATCTAGGTGGCGATCCATGGCCTATCTATTTAGACCCAACAGGTAGCGAGGGTCAAGCAGGTATCAAAGTAGATCTTAAACCAGGTGACATGTTAATATATTCTGGTTGTGATCTTGAACATTGGCGAGAAGAGTTTACTGGCAAAGACTGTGGACAAGTATTTTTACATTACAACAAATCATCATCTAAAACAGCTAAAGAAAATCAATACGATAAGAGACCTTTTTTAGGGTTGCCCGCATGGTATAAAGGCTTTAAAATACCTAAATAATATTGTATATAATAATATGGCGGGAGATCTCCACCACAGCATCTCCTGCCTTATTATTATTAAGGTTTTTTATGCTACAAAAAGTACGATTTGCACCAGGATTCAATAAACAAGTAACTGCAACCGGAGGCGAAGGTCAATGGGTTGAAGGTGATAATGTTAGATTTAGATATGGCACACCTGAAAAAATAGGTGGTTGGGCACAACTAGGTTCTGTTGAAATGTCAGGACGTAATACAGCTATTCATCACTTTGTAAATGCATCAGGTATTAAGTATGCAGCACTAGGAACCAGCAATATTTTATATGCATATTCTGGTGGTATCTTTTATGACATACATCCAATTAAAGCTACAACAACTTTAACTAGTGCTTTTTCTACAACTAACGGATCTGCAACTGTAACAATAACTTTTGCATCAGCGCATAATATAAACAAAGGTGATATTATATTATTAGATAGTTTTACAAGTATTACAAACTCTGGTTTTGTGTCTGGTGATTTTACAGATGTAAAATTTATGGTGGCATCAATACCAACTGATACTACTTTAACTATAACAATGTCATCTAATGAAAGTGGTTCTGGTGCCACAACATCAGGTGGTATTAGAGTACAACATTATTATCCTGTAGGACCAGCAGTTGAGGTTGCAACAACAGGTTGGGGTCTTGGATCATGGGGTGGTGTGCAACAAGGTCAATTTACATCTACATTATCATCCGAGTTAAGTGCTAGTGCAACATCATTAACAATGGCTAGTTCTACTTCTTTTCCATCATCGGGTACAGTGCAAATAGGCACAGAGCTAATTACATATACAGGAAATAGTGGAGGAACATTATCAGGATTAACAAGAGGTGCTACAGGTACAACAGCAGCAATACATAGTTCAGGTGCAACGGTAACAGATGCAGCTGATTTTTTTGCATGGAATGCTGCAGCATCAGGAGATATTGTAACAGCACCAGGTTTATGGTCTTTAGATAATTTTGGTAACAAATTGATTGCAACTATATTTGGTGGAGAAACATTTTCGTGGGATTCTGATCCTACAGGTGCAACATCAACTAGAGCAACTATATTAGCAAATGCACCAACTGCATCATCTTTTAGTTTAGTATCAGCACCAGACAGACACTTAATATTTTTTGGAACAGAAACAACTGTTGGTACATCTTCATCTAGAGATGAAATGTTTATAAGGTTTTCGGACCAAGAATCAATTGATGCAACAACATCTTATGCACCTAGTGCAACTAATACTGCAGGTACACAAAGACTAGCAGATGGATCTAAAATTGTAGGAGCAATACGTGGTAGAGATGCAATATACATTTGGACTGATACGTCACTATTTATTATGAGATTTGTTGGTGCACCTTTTACATTCTCATTCCAACAAGTTGGTACAAACTGTGGATTGATAGGAAAGAATGCGGCTGTAGAGGTTGATGGATCTGCGTATTGGATGTCAGAAAATGGTTTCTTTAGATACACTGGTAAACTAGAATCATTACCATGTTTAGTTGAGGATCACGTATACGATGATATTAATACAATTCCAAAACAACATATTAATGCAGGTCTTAATAACTTGTTTGGTGAGGTAATGTGGTTCTATCCTAGTTCTTCATCTAATACAGTTAATAGAATGGTTTGTTATAATTACCTAGATTCAACACCAGAACGTCCAGTGTGGACAACAGGTACATTATCTAGAACAGCATGGCAAGATTCTGCTGTGTTTGGTAAACCACATGCAACAGAATATGATACAAGTTCTAATGGTACATCTGGTTCTTCTACATTTGTACAAGGAAATCTTGATGGTGTTAGTTATTATTATGAACACGAAAAAGGTTTGGATCAAATAAGAGAAGGTGCAACAAGTTCTATTGTTGCAAGTATTGAGTCAGGAGACTTTGACATAGGACAACAAGGTTTAGCTGGTGATGGTGAGTTTATGATGAAAATTAGAAGAGTATTACCAGACTTTCAAACACAAACAGGTGACACAAGAATTACATTAAATTTAAGAGACTTTCCTAATCAATCACAAGATAGTTCTACACTAGGTCCATTTACAATAAGTAGTTCTACAAATAAAATTGATACACGTGCAAGAGCAAGATCTATATCTTTAAAAGTAGATAACACAAGCACAAGTCAGTTTTGGAAACTAGGAACATTTAGATTAGATATACAACCAGACGGTAGAAGATAATGGCTAGAATAGTACAATCACTTACACAACCACTAGAAGATTACGATCAACAAATACAACAATCATTTGTTAGAGATGTTGATAGTATAGTACAAAAATTAAATACTTCTTTTCAACAAGATTTAAAAGAAGAAGCAGAGGCGGAGGCTTTTTTCTTTGGCTAATACATTTATAAATAAAAAGGTAGATTTAACTACAACAAGTGCTACGACATTATATACGGTGCCGTCAGCTACAACATCTGTAATTAAATCTATATTAGTATCAGAAGATTCTGGTAATGCAGACACTATAACTGTAACTATTACAGACACAGCAACTGCTGTGTTTAGTTTGTTTAAGACTAAATCTATATCTGCAAATGGGACCACGGAACTATTAACAGCACCTCTTGTATTACAAGAGAGTGAGATATTAAAAGTAACAGCAGCAACCGCAAATAGATTACATGTAGTCTTATCTGCGCTAGAAATAAAGCCTAGAGAGGTTACAACATAGGCTTGATTTACTTGATAAAAACAAGTATTATCAGAAACTCCAGGTTAAATTCCTGCTTTTTAAATCAACAGAAACTATAGAAAATGGGAAAATTATATAAAGTAGGTGAATACGGTGAAATGAAACTAGGTGAGTTTCGTAAAAACATAATGCAATACACCCGTAACAATCTAAGAAGCATAATATCAAGTTCAGATCCAGAGATAGTAGAAATAGCTATTGATGAATTAACTAGAAGAGGCGAAGAATTAAAAGAAGGTGGTATTGCAAGATTAGGCTTTAGATATGGTGGTGGTATAGATAGAGGTTTTCAAGCACCAAGTTCAGCAGGTCAATCGCCAAGAGGAAGCACATCATCAAGAGATACTGCAGCTGACAGAAGAGAACAAGCTAGTGTTACTTCAACTCAAACTGGAACTACTCCTTCACGTGATGATTTTCAAGTAAGAGATATAGTAGACAGACCAGCACAACAAATTATAGGTGGTCAATCAATAGATGTAATACCAGGTGATGAACGTAATAAAAAGAAAAGAGAATTATTAGAAGATATTGAAAGAAAAAGAAAAGAACAAGAAAGAGAAGATTTTATAAATACTCAAAAAGATCCAATACCAACTGGAATAACAAGACTTGATCTTCTAGCAAAATTTGCAAATAAATTTTTACCACAAAAATTTAATAGACAATTTTATTATGATAATGTTTTAGGTAGAACAGTTACACTTCCAGATGGAACAGTAATAACTTTTGATGAAGATAATTATTCAGGAGCAGGATTAACATATGATCAATTAAGAAAGGCAGGAGTAATTGGAGCATACGGTACTACTGAAATGGGACAGAATGCTATTGATGCTCGTGGAGGACCAGGAGGAGACAGTCCACCAATAGGACCAATCACAATAGGACCAAGACCAGATGATCCAGCAATATCACCAATACTACCAGAAGAACCAATTAGTCCTTTTGTACCACCAAAAAATAGAAAACTTCCTTTTGAAAATTATTTTGTAGGTTCAGATGCTTCTGAAGATCAAATAGCATACGGAAAACAAATGGGCGTTGATCCAAGAATGTATGGCCTTACAGCTTTTCCAGCAGCTGACGGTGGTAGAATAGGTTACGCAGGTGGTGGAATAACAGATTTAAGACAAGGATATTTTTTAGGTAAGATAGTTAAGAAAATAGGTAAAGGTGTTAAGAAGATTGCTAAGTCACCGTTTGGTAAAGCTGCGTTGTTAGCAGGTGGTGCAGGTTTATTTGGTTTAGGACCATTTAAAGGTTTACAACCATTTTTATTTGGAAATATGGGTGGACCAAGAAATATGATGGGGACTCCAGGACTATTAAGAAATTTCTTTTTAAAAAATCCTAGAGCTGCAAAATTTAGTTTATCAAACATAGATCCATTTAAAGCTATTAGTGCATTTTCTATTTTACCATTGTTAACAGGAACAGGACAAGATAAAGATGATCCAAACAAATTTTCCCGTGGTGAAGAGTTAGATATAAGAGGTATAAGAAATTTAGTTGCTAGAGGTAATTTAGATAGAACAGAATTTCCATTCATGCCAGAAGATTTTTATGCAACTGCAGCTGACGGTGGTAGAATAGGTTTTGCAAATGGTGGTAATGAAGATGATGAAACAATTAGATCACAAGCATTAAGTGCATTAACACCTTACAGAATAAATAGATCAGCAGGTGGTGGTACAGGTTATGCACCAGTCACTATGCAGACAGAAGGTCAAGATGCAATAGTATCAGGTGACGATCAATCAGGGCC